CGTTCATGGCATCAGGTGAAACAGTCAACGCTGCAACAATATCGACAGACTCAAGATTTGGTATATTATCTAAGTCAGGACCAGATGCTAAAAAAATGTTTACCGATAAAGTTGTACCAATATCAGTCAACTACCCGTTCTTTTTTAAACCAATACAGGATGGAATGGATCGGCCAAAAACAGAACTGGCGTATAGAGTACCGGCTACAAAGTTTACAAGAAAAAAGCTGGACAATAATGAAAAGCTTAAAGAGATATCCGGTCTTGATACAACAATAGACTGGAAGAACACAGGAGATAACTCTTATGATGGTGAAAAACTAAAGCTACTTGTTCATGATGAATCAGGTAAATGGGAAAAGCCAACAAACATATTGAACAATTGGCGTGTCACTAAAACATGTCTAAGATTAGGTAGCAGAATAGTAGGTAAATGCATGATGGGTTCAACATCAAACTCTTTGGATAAAGGTGGTGAAAACTTTAGAAAGCTTTATTATAGTTCTAATGTTGAAAAAAGAAATGCTAATGGTCAAACAAGCTCAGGCTTGTATTCTTTATTTATACCGATGGAGTGGAACTACGAAGGATTTATAGATTCTTATGGTTACCCAGTGTTTGATAAACCTGATAAAGAAACAGTAGATGCGTTTGGTGATCCTATAGAACAAGGTGTTATAGATCATTGGAACAATGAAGTTGAAGGATTAAAGCAAGACCAAGACGGTTTAAATGAATATTTTAGGCAATTTCCAAGAACAGAAGAACACGCATTTAGAGATGAAGCAAAAGAATCTTTGTTTAATCTTACTAAGATATATGAACAGATAGATTATAATGTTGATTTAAAAAACACTTCAACAATAACAACTGGTAGTTTTCAATGGGAAAATGGTCAAAAAGATACTAGAGTTATATTTGTTCCAAATAAAGATGGTAGGTTTAATATATCATGGGTTCCAGCTTTAGAATTACAAAATAGAATTGTAATAGATAATAAAGGCAAACATCCTGGAAATGAGCACTTAGGTGCTTTTGGTTGTGATAGTTATGATATATCAGGTACAGTTGATGGCAGAGGTTCTAATGGTTCTTTACATGGCTTAACTAAGTTTAGTATGGAAAATGTACCTCCTAATCATTTCTTTTTAGAATATATAGCTAGACCTCAAACAGCTGAGATATTTTTTGAAGATGTTTTAATGGCTTGTATTTTTTACGGTATGCCTATATTAGCAGAGAATAATAAGCCTAGATTATTATATCATTTTAAAAGAAGAGGTTATAGAGGTTATTCGATGAATAGACCAGATAAGATCTGGAATAAATTATCAATAACTGAAAGAGAAATAGGAGGAATACCAAACTCTAGTGAAGATATTAAGCAAGCTCACGCAGCTGCTATAGAAACTTATATAAACACAAATGTTGGTATGTTAGAAAACGGCTACGGAGATATGTTTTTTCAAAGAACATTAAACGACTGGGCTAAGTTTAATATAAATAATAGAACAAAGCATGACGCTTCTATAAGTTCTGGTTTAGCTTTAATGGCTTGTAATAAAAATAGATATATGCCAGTTGCTAAAAAAGAATATAAACCTATTAATTTAGGTATTAAAAAATATAATAACAGTGGAACCACTTCAAAAATACTTTAATAAATGAGAGTCGAAACTAATACATACAGTTCTTTCCCAAACCAAGTGGTTAGCGAGGAAGAAAAAGCAAGCTTAGACTATGGTATTCAAGTAGGTAGAGCCATAGAAGGAGAGTGGTTTCAACAAGGAAGATCAGGAAATAGATATGCAAAAAGCTATAGTAATTTCCATCAATTAAGATTATATGCTAGAGGAGAACAATCAGTAGCAAAATACAAAGATGAAATGTCAATAAATGGTGATTTATCTTATCTTAATTTAGACTGGACTCCTGTTGCTGTTATTCCTAAGTTTGTAGATATTGTTGTTAATGGTATGTCAGATAAAGATTATGACATTAATACAGTCGCACAAGATCCTTATTCTACACAAGAAAAAAGTAAATATTCACAAGCATTACTTAGAGATATAAATTCAAAACAAGTATTAAGTGAATTTAAAGAATTAGGTATTGATTTGTATAATACAACTAATCCGCAAGCTTTGCCAGCAAGTAAAGAAGAACTAGATCTTTATATGCAAATGAATTACAAGCAGCAAGTTGAAATTGCAGAAGAAGAAGTTATAAGTAATGTTCTAGCAAAAAACAAGTATAATCAAACTAAAAAAAGAATAGCTTATGATTTAACTGTACTAGGTATAGGTGCTTGTAAAACTAATTTTAATAAAACTGAAGGTATAAGAGTTAATTATGTTGATCCCGCTTATATGGTTTATTCATATACAGAAGATCCTAATTTTGAAGATATATATTATGTAGGCGAAGTAAAGTCTATAACAATACCAGAGTTAAAAAAACAATATCCTAACATACCAGAAGAAGAATTAAAGAAAATACAACAAATGCCTGGTAATTCTCAATATGTAACAGGTTGGGGTAATTATGATGAAAACACTATTCAAGTTATGTATTTTGAATATAAAACATATCATAATCAAGTATTTAAAATAAAGAAAACAGATCAAGGTCTTGAAAAAGTATTAATAAAGCCTGATGGTTACAGTCCACCTGACAGCGACAGGTACGATATAGTAACAAGAACTATAGAAGTTTTATATACTGGAGCAAAAGTATTAGGCAATAACCACATGCTAGAGTGGAAGTTATCAGAGAATATGACTAGGCCATATGCTGATACTACAAAAGTTGAAATGAATTATTGTATTTCCGCTCCTAGGATGTATAAAGGAAGAATAGAGTCTATGGTAAGTAAGATTTGTGGTTTTGCTGACATGATTCAGTTAACACATCTCAAACTACAGCAAGTAATGTCTAGAATAGTTCCTGATGGTGTGTTCTTAGATATGGATGGTTTAGCAGAAGTTGATCTAGGTAACGGAACTAACTATAACCCAGCTGAAGCTTTAAACATGTATTTCCAAACAGGTTCTATAGTTGGTAGATCACTTACTCAAGAAGGTGGTATGAATGCTGGTAAAGTACCTATTTCAGAATTATCATCATCATCTGGTCAAGCTAAAATTCAAAGTTTAATTGGAACATATCAGTATTATTTGCAAATGATACGTGATGTGACTGGATTAAATGAAGCAAGAGATGGTAGTATGCCAAATAAAGATTCTTTAGTAGGTTTACAAAAAATGGCTGCAAATGCTTCTAATGTAGCAACTAGGCACATGATGGATTCATTATTATATGTAGGTCTTAGAGTATGCGAAAATATAAGCTTAAAGACTGCTGATATAATAAGACATCCTTTAAACAGAGAAGCTTTAATGAATACAATAAGCACATTTAATACCAAAACTTTAGAAGAACTAATTAATTTACAAATTCACGATTTTGGTATTTATTTAGAATTAGAACCTGAAGAAGAAGAAAAAGCTTTATTAGAACAAAATATACAAACAGCTTTGAAAATTGGTTCTATTGCTTTGTCTGATGCTATTGATATTAGAGAAGTTAAAAATACTAAATTAGCTAATCAGTATTTAAAGCTAAGACAAAATCAAAAAATTGAAAGAGAGCAAGCTGCTCAACAACAAAACATACAAGCGCAAGCGCAAGCAAACGCACAAGCTTCTGAAGCTGCAGCAATGTCTGAAGTTCAAAAGCAACAAGCTTTAACTCAAGAAAAAGTAAGCATTGAACAAGCTAAATCTCAATTTGAGATACAACGTATGCAAAATGAAGCTCAAATAAAAAGAGAGCTTATGGCTGAAGAGTTTAATTATCAAATGCAATTAGCAAAAGCTAGAGCTGGTGTTGAATTAGAAAAAGAAAAAGAAATAGAAGATAGAAAAGATAAAAGAACAAGAATACAAGGAACACAGCAATCAGAAATGATTGATCAAAGAAAAAATGATTTATTACCTATTAATTTTGAATCAGAAGGTAATGATGATTTAAGTGGGTTTGATCTAGGATCTTTAGGTCCGGAATAAACTTTTTATTTATTTAATTATATTATATTATGTCAGAAACAGTAAAACAAGAAGGCGACTTTAAAATAAAGTCAAAGCCTAAAATGAAAAAATTAAACAAAACCGAAGAGGTTGTTAAAGTTAATTTATCTGAACCTAAAGATGAAGTAAAACAAGAAGATGTAACTAAAGTAGTTATACCATCTGAAACAAAAACAGAAGAAGATGCCATTCAAATCGGAGAAACAAAGGAAATTCCTGTGGGCGAAACATCCGGAGATAGCGAAAAAGTGGGAGAAGGAATATCCGAGTCCGCTGAAGAAGTTCAAAATGAACAGCCAATACTGCAAGAAATTACAGAAGATGTAGCTGAAGAAGTTAAAGAAATAAGTAAAGAAGTTAAAGAGGCTAAAAGAGATGCCGAAATAACTGGAAAACCTTTACCTGAAAATATTGAAAAGCTTGTTTCTTTTATGGAAGATACAGGTGGCAACATCGAAGATTATGTGCGTTTAAATGCTGATTATTCAAATGCTGACAACAACACGTTGTTAAGGGAATTTTACAAGCAAACTAAACCACACTTAGATAATGAAGAAATTGATTTCCTTATGGAAGATAATTTTTCATATGATGAAGACTTAGAAGAGGAGCGAGACATCCGAAAAAAGAAACTCGCAATGAAAGAAGAGGTTGCAAAAGCCAAAAACTTTTTGGAAACAGCCAAGAGTAAATATTACGACGATATCAAGTTGAGACCCGGCGTTACTCAGGAGCAACAAAAAGCCACTGACTTTTTTGACCGCTACACGAAGGATCAGGAGACTGCTCAAAAGCAACATGGAGAATTTAAACAACAAACTAAAGATTATTTCGAAAAAAAATTCAAAGGTTTTGATTTTAACGTAGGAGATAAAAAATTTAGATATGGTGTTCAAGATCCTAGTAAATTAGTTGATAAACAATCAAATATTACAAACCTTGTCGAGAAGTTCTTAGACAAAAAAGGTAATGTAAAAGATACGATAGGTTATCACAAGGCTATTTATGCTGCTGAAAACGTGGATACTATTGCACAACACTTTTATGAACAAGGAAAAGCTGATGCCGTCAGAGACGTTGTTAGTAATTCTAAAAACCCTAGTATAGCTCCTAGAGCAGCTGCTCAAACAGATGGATTTATAAACGGTATAAAAGCAAAAGTGTTAGGTGATGGTGCGAACGATTCTTCAAAACTATCAATTAAGAAAATTAAAATTTAAAATTATAAAAAATGGCAAGTGAATTAACACCAAAATTCGGAGACATTGTCCCGAGTCAAAAACTGCAAGCTTTAACTTCGAACTATTTGAACTTTACAAATGGTGACAACAATAACTTTGCACAACAATATCTACCTGAGATCTACGAACAAGAAGTAGAGCGTTACGGAAACAGAACTCTTTCTGGTTTCTTGCGTATGGTAGGGGCAGAAATGCCTATGACATCTGACCAAGTTGTTTGGTCTGAACAAGAGCGCTTACACATCGCATATGATACTGTAGAAAAAGCGCAAGGTGCAGCAATTAATGTACTTACATGGGCTGGAACTGCTGGAGCTAACGCTGTACAAAACGTAATAGCTATAGGAGATACAGTTGTTGTAATGGATCCAACAACAGGTAATGAAGCTACAGGTATTGTTACCGCTTCTGCAACTGGAATTGGAGCTGCTGCTTGTACTATTACTGTAGCGCCATATCTTAGCACAGCACTTGGAAACTCTGCTTTAGGAGCTGCCAAAATCGAAGATCTTAAAATCTTTGTTTCAGGTTCTGAATATAAGAAAGGAACTACTGATGCTACTGCTAATTCTATTACTCCTGCTTTTACTCAGTTTAGTAATTCACCTATTATAATCAAATCTAGATACGAGATTTCTGGATCTGATACCGCGCAAATCGGTTGGGTTGAAGTTTCTACTGAAGACGGAACAGGTGGATATCTTTGGTATCTTAAAGCTGAGTCTGAGACACGACTACGTTTTGAAGACTACTTGGAAATGTCTGTAGTTGAAGGAGAATTAGCTGCTACTGGTTTAGGAGCTGGTTCAGCTGTTGCTGCTGGATATAAAGGAACACAAGGTCTTTTCTCTGCTATCAAAGAAAGAGGTAATGTTCAGTCAGAATTTGGAGGAACTATAGCTGAATTCGACGTTATTCTTAAGAACCTTGATACTCAAGGAGCTATTGAAGAGAACATGTTGTTTGTAAACAGAGGTCTTGCTTTAGAGCTTGACGATATGTTAGCTGGTTTATCTGCTGGAGCTGCTGGTGGAACCGCTTATGGTTTGTTTGAGAATTCTGAGGATATGGCATTGAACTTAGGTTTCAGTGGTTTCCGCAGAGGTTCTTATGATTTCTATAAGACTGATTGGAAATATCTTAACGATGCTTCTACTCGTGGTGCTTTAGCTAAAGCTAATGGAGCTTCTGGAGTTAATCCAATAGAAGGAGTATTAGTTCCTGCTGGAACATCTACTGTTTATGACCAAGTATTAGGTACTAACATCCGCCGACCATTCTTACACGTACGTTATCGCGCTTCTCAAGCTGATGACCGTCGTATGAAGTCTTGGTTAACTGGATCTGTTGGTGGTGCTTACACTTCTGATCTTGACGCTATGGAAGTTCACTTCCTATCTGAAAGATGTCTTTGTGTTCAAGCTGCTAATAACTTCGTTATTTTCACCAAGTAATATCAATCACTGTAATTTTTACCCTCGTCTTATTGACGGGGGTAATCTTTACCTTTTTAAACTATTTAATTATATTATATCATGGCTAAAAAAGCTACAGCTAAAAAAGTTGAGGTTGCTCCTCAGGAATATACAACGCCTATACAGGTTAAAGAAAAATCTAAACCTGAGTGGGAAATAAAAGATAGGGTTTATCTTTTACAAAATCACATGAGACCTTTAACATATACAATGTCTTCTAGACATTCTAAAAGAGCTTCTTTACTCTGGTTTGATCCAACAAAAGGAGAACAAAGAGAATTAAGATATGCTACAAACCAAGCATCTCCATTTGTAGACGAGCAAAAAGGAGAAACAACACTTGGTCATATTATGTTTTACAAAGGTGAATTAAAGGTTAAAAAAGAAAACCAAAATTTACAAAAACTTTTATCACTTTATCATCCTGGTTTAAATAGTAAATACTATGAATTCAATCCAGTATCAATTGCAATAGATGAATTAGAAGATTTAGAAGTAGAAGTTGATGCAATGGTTGCTGCAAGAGAAATGGATGTAGATCAAATGGAAGCTATTCTTAGAGTTGAAATAGGATCTGAAGTTTCTAAAATGAAAAGTAAAGAAATAAGAAGAGACACTATGGTTTTTGCAAAAGAAAATCCATCATTGTTTTTAGCCTTAGCTAATGATGAAAATGTCATGTTAAGAAACTTTGCAATTCAAGCTGCAGAAGCAGGAATTATAACATTGCTAGATGATCAAAGAACATTTGTTTGGGCTTCTAATAACAAAAAATTTATGACAGTTCCTTTTGATGAGCACCCATACTCTGCTATGGCGGCTTTCTTTAAAACAGACGAAGGACTTGAAATTTACAAATCAATAGAGAAAAAATTCTCATAACATGTAATACTATATAGTAGATAGGTCACTCATAGAGAGTGGCCTAACTATTATTCAAAAATAAAATACAATGGCGGTAAATATAAACACAGTATACACTACAGTAT